CCTGACCTCCTTGACCTCAGCCTCTACATATTCCATGTTGAATTCCTCGGAAAGGCATTTGTCATTTATGTTCTTCATATTTTCCTCTTTACTTCATTCACCTATTTGACACTGTAAAGTGTCACTACTTTATTTATCATATCACAAAAATGGTCAAGTGTAAACGACCATTTACCACATCTGGATAGTCGAAATGAAACATATGCCGCCATTTCCTCCACCGTTATTATCATCATCCGATTTTCCACTGACATTAGGGTCTCTGATAATACCAAGCGTAGGGTTCAGGTCAAAATCTGTGTCATTATCCTCAATGTAGTAGTATACATGGTAGAGTGTCCCAGTGTCCATCGTATCACCAGAACCTACAGTCTTTCCGTTCAAATCTGCTATATACCAGTCACCTGATTGAGGTATATTCACATCAGGGTCTATATACCTCTTAAAGTTAATCACTGTTTTTGCGTCCGTCAATTTCTTTAATCCTGCATCCGCGGGTGATGTTCCGGTCCCCCAAATTACATATCTGAATTCTACTAACTCATTAGGGTCACATTGTATCACCACTTCATTTGCAGAACTTGTCACTGTAAATTCTGACATGCCATATTCGTCAATCTCTGTTTGTGTCTTGGCATCCCTATCTCTACTATCTACAATTATGCCTTTATCATCATTAACGGCTGAGTGGTTGAGTGTTGCCTTATATGATAATGGGTCTAACATTCTAAAAATTAAGAGGTCCATTTTAAGACCGGGACCGCTTGTATCACCATCTGCCGGTTGTATTATATACTCATGTATGAGTATCCAGCCGCCACTCGCTTTTGTTACTGTAGCCGGTATGGCGCCTTTCGTTATATCGTATACTCTGTAATAGAAGTAAAATACACCATTTTCTAATTCTACAGCCAAATCAACAGCGTAGTCAGCGAAGTTAGTGATGTTATTCTGTATTGTTGTTTGTGCATCATCACCAAATATGTCTATCCTGTTGGCACCGTTGTAGATATCTCCTCGTAGAAATATCCTTGCTGGTGTGTATTGACCTCTCTGATATCCCTCTACCAAGTTACAATAGAACACAGGATATAGAAGGTCTTGACCCTTTACATTAATTCTCAAACCCATGGCATTGACTACCGCTACTTCATTGAAAAAGTCAGTAAATCTAGCGGCATACCAATATGAGTCTGTGGTATCCTCATCAACATTGATATATTTGAGTTCTCCTGTTGGAGTGATATTAGCATTTACAACATTGACATCAGAATGTTGTACTGGTACTCCTGGATACCCTGTTGAATTATATTGTACTGTGCCAAGCAAGACATCTTGAGGTGTGTAAACATCACTGTCATTCACCAATGGAGGTTGGGCGTATGACGAAAAACATAATGATATCAGTAGGATAGCCGATAGCATAAACCTTTTAAGCATTTTCTCTCTCCTTATATTATAGGTATGTATTTATCTTTATTATAACACATACCCAGAGAAAGTAAATGAGCAAAAAAAGAGGCTCCGTATGAAAGGAGCCTCTTTGTTGTGTTTACTTGTCTGCTGATTACGGCAAGTTATTCACCTTTACATACTGGTAAAAGTTTTGTGACCCGAATAGAATATCATTGGTGCTGCCACCATAGATAGCGTAACGGGACATCAAACCAATTGTTGGATGGAAGGAATCCTCAAAGGTTGCCTTCATTGCCAATAATTGGATATAAGGTAGATAAATAACGCCTGTGTCGTATTCAGATGGACCCTTGTAACCGATAATCATTTGGTCTGTCGTCTGGAATGTATCACGGTATACGGCAATTCTGCCGTCAAGGGATCCCAAACGGGCTACGCCAGTTGTTGCTGTGCTGACATCACTTGGCACTGCTTGGATTGTGAAAGATGCGAGAGTTTCAAAAACTGCACCAACAGTTGGGTTGACGATAGTAAAGTTACCTGAACCACGCCTTGTGTTGACTGCAATCTTATTACCTGTACGAATCAGGTTGTTATATAGCTCTCTGTATTTTTCTGCTTCCCAGCGACCAGTTGTGGCATCGAAATCCCACATAGCTGAAGTAGCGGTTGATGCGGTTGCTGCACCTTCAATTTCAGCGATAATTTCACGGTCGATTTCTGCTGTAATTTCGTATGCTAGAATATCCATCATTTCTTCTTCTAGGTCTAGACCGTGCATAGCTCTCAAGTCTTGTGCGACCTCTAGAGACCAACGGCTTCTAAGCTTACGGGTTACTGCTTCAACCTGTGCTTTCTCAACTGTCATGTTAACTTCTCTGATTGCTGTATATGTACCTGTACCGAGACCACGGTCACCTGATGTGGCTGAACCGAGACGCTCACCGGCAGAGGTTACATAGGAACCTGAGTAAGTTTCTTCAATGGTGTTGTAACCGAGTTCAGTACCAACACTGTAGTCTCCGACTGCCTGACCGGCACGGAACCTAAGTGCAAATGCTAGACCAACAGGTCCAGTCATTGGCTGAACACCGACAACTTCGTGTGCGATTAATTCAGGGAATGTTCTACGAACCATAGGTACGGCAATCTTGTGAAAATCGCCTGATTCGGCATAACCTGAACCACTTCTTGTCAATCCGTCCTGTGTAATCATACCAGCCTCAGTTAAATATGTGTGCTGATTCTCAAGCATCAGAGCGGTAGCCTTTTTAATCTTGGGACTTCTAATCTTAGTACCTTGTTCAAGTACCTTATCCCATTTTTCGACTAGGTGTTTGACATCCATTTCTGCTTTTTCCTCCTAATTAGATTTTGTTCTGTTTGTTAATCTTCTGTTCTTTTTAAGAACTCTGTGTATTGTGCTAGATGCTGTTCAAAGGGGTTGTCATCTTCATTGACATCTTCTCTGACTTCTTCTTCTTCTTCTTCGGCATCTACTTTACTTTCAGACACTGCTACACATTTGCCTGCTTCTTCGTCCCATTTTTCACCTTCGGGACATTTCTTCTTGTCATCATCTCCGCCTTCTTCATCTTCCTGTTCTGTGACTGTAAGAGATTCGACAATCAAATCAAATTTCTTGTCAATTTCTTCTTTGTCTGTCACGCCTTCAAGAAGTTCAAAGACTTTCAGCCTCTTTGCTTCTGTGAGACCATCAGCCTTCTGACGAAGGTGCATGTCTGCATCTTGTTGCTGAGTTTTCAATTCCAGCTCAAGTTTGTCGTCAATTAGGCCATCGACTTCACCTCTGAGAGATAGGATTTCTTTCTTAGCTTCTCTGAGTAGGTCCTTGACTTCCTCATCAAGTAGACCTTCGTCAATGGCTAGACGAATCTTGAACTGCTCGATAAGTTCGTTATAAAGTTCACCCTTGCGGGCATACTCCAAGACTTTCTCAGGGATAACTAGCTCTTCCTCAAGTACGGAATCTACGAAGTTAGAGAACTTTGAAGTGATTTCTTTCTTGTAATCTTCAAACTTTTCTTCCATTTCAGTGATAAGGGTTTCCTTGTCATCCTTCAAAATGGTTTCAGCTTCTTCTTTAGCTCTCGCTTCGATAATAGTCTTTAGACTTTCTTTGATTTCGTCTTGTTTTGCCTCATCAAGTGAATCAACACCTAATAGCTCCAATAGTTTCTTCAAGTCCATGTGCTATTATCCCTCCTATTAAGATTTGTTGAAGTCATTCGTATATATTTATAGTGCCCTTATAAGGAGCACAAAAAAGCCTTAGTCATAGACCAGGCTTGTAAGTATGTGTTATCTCTTATTATCTTCTGTTCTTCTCATCCTGAATTTCATCTTGTATAGCTTTCTTGAGTTTATCAGTTACACTCTTGATGTCTTTCAATGCCCTTTTGATTGTTTTGAAGTTTGCACTATATGTATATGCGGTATCTAAACCGAACAGCCCTGTAAGACGGACATTCATACCGTCAACCCACTTCTCTAACCATTGTAAGTCTTTAGCGGCACCTTCATCAAGTCTGTCCTTGTCTTTGAGCCAATTAGTCTTGACTGTTTCTCTTGTTGATTTTCTCTCCATTACCTTCTCCTACCTCTCATCAAAATCTCGGCATTTTTGGTTCGCCCCACTGACCTCTACCTGGTTTTTGTATAGGTCTGCCATTAGGGCTCTTTTTAGGTTTTCTCTGTTTACCTGACCTGTCATAGGAGAGTCCACCTGGGTTAGAGTGATTATTCAATTCTCTCTCTGCGAGAAATTCGGTCCTGAATGGACCATATGTTGTAGCATCTTCACGACCCGCATATTCTCTACTGGCAAGTTCTAGATACCACTTGCCATCTTTAGCCTTGTATATATGACAGTATCGTGACAGGCTCTCATTCAGGTATTTGTCAAATCTCATTAGAACTTCATGTCAAAGTATTTTCTTCGCGCAGCCTTGACTGTCTCTTCCTCTTGAATAGCCTGAATTTCTTCAGGTGTTGGGTCTTTCTTCAATACAGGTGTTGAGAATGTCTCAGCTTCGTATATACCGTTGACCCATGATGGATGGTTAGAAGGGTCAGTGACCAAGTCATATGTGATTAACTTGTAATCTTCATTAACATAGCCATCTTCACCAACTGTGCCTAGACCACGACTTGAAATACCTAGTCTGCCTTGTTTCACTAACTCTTGAGCTATCTTGCCCATTGGAGTATTGAGAACTTTGGCTCGACCATAGACATTGTTGCCTTTCCATTCTAGTGCTTCCACTAGTATAGCAATTTTGTCAGGTTGGGTTTCAGGTGAAGTTGGATGACCTAACTCGCCCCATAGACTACGGGCTTCCATCTTCCTACTGATTTTGTCCATTTCTCTTTCAAGTAACTCTTTACGATACCGTCTCTTGTTGTTGTTTTCTGATTCAGCTGAACTGAATACACCAACGACAAATAGGTCTTTAGTATTAGAGCCTTCATGTAATGTTACATCATTAGATGTTTCGGTAATAAGTTTCATACCAATCATTGTGTTTACCTCTTTTTATTATAGTTCGTCTATAGCATCAACACTGAATTTCTCAATAGTCATGCCCTTAACTTTTGGCTTCTTTTTCTCAAAGGCATTCAATACTTGCCATTCAACATCAGCAAAATCTCTCGCTTTGAGTACAACGGTAGTGGTGAGCCATGCTCTATATCGCTTGTCTCTTACCTCTTCCCATTTCTTCGCCTTCTTTGTCTTACTAGAACCGTAGCTCTGAGAAGGTCCTCTCTCAACGACTAAATCATCAATTTTATCAAGTACATCTGACATAGTATTGCTCCTTATTTAAATGAAAATTTGACTTTACTCTTAATCCACTGCTCAAGCCTACCTTCAGGTTTGCCTGAAGCCTTGGCTGCCTTTTTAGCCGCTACCTTGATAACTTGTAAACAGTCAGCAACCGCCTTGGCTGTGATTTTATCAACAGGGTCAGGTCCTTGGGCTACGCCCATTTGTTTCTCAGTCAATTCATCAATTTTGTCGAGTATAGACATCGTTATTACTCCTCGTCTTTTTGTTTGTCAAGTCTTGCCTTACGGAGCCTCTCTCTACGCTTTGCCTTTTCATCATCATCCTCATCATCATCGTCTCCGTTCTCATCGTCCGCATCTTCTTCCTCTGAGTCATCCTCGGGTTCTTCATCACCTATCTTACCGCGTAGTTCTAAGGCCTTCTCTAAGAACTCGTCCCTCACTCTAGCGATTTCTGCTGATAGTTTCTCTTTAGCAGATAAGAACTCATCATTCTCAAAATCGTCTAGTGCTCCTTTAATTTTTTCATCATCTACTGGCATAATCTTCTCCTCACATTTTTATAGTTTTTCGGCTAGTTTACTGATAGTGCTTTGGGCATTCATCAGCTTCATAGCCTGTTTGCCTTCTAAATCATCAATATCTTTCAATATTCTCTTGAACCAATCTAACACTTTCTGGGCATCGGCTTCAGCCTTAACAGCCCGTCTTTTCAATTGTGCCGCTATCTTGGGTGTTCTCTCTTTGGTCACCCTAAGTTCATCTAAGTGTTGTTCAAATTTACTCATAGTCTTTTCAGCCCGCTCTTATAGGCTCCCCATCCTTTTTTGTCTCCCGCCTTTGACTGTTGTTTCTCTAATCTTGCTTTGGCTTTGCTAATATATTCTTTTAGTAGTCCGATACCTACTGAAGCTTGAGCCTGACCTCCAGGTTGACCTGGTTTCATTTTTGATTTGAACTTTTTGAGGTCCTCTAGTTCTTTTGTCCAATAGTCAATCTCTAACTGAGCATCATCCTTCCATTTCTTCTTTCTTCCCTTTGTAGGTACTCTATAGCCGTGTTTCCATTTAATCTTTTCAGTTAAATAGTCTCTAAATTTCATTACATACCTGCTGAGAGTTTCTTCATTACATTATGCAGCTTCATATATGCCTGTTGCATTTTCTTTGCATTTTTGTCAGGGTTCTTTTCAAAGTCTTTCATAGCCTTCTTCCATGGCATATATACTTTGTCTATTTCAGGAAGTTCTTTACCCTTTTCTATCTCTTGGGTCAATTGGTCAATGGCGGTCCACCAATCAACTATAATATCATTTAACTCCTCATTATCCCAAGGGTCAATTTCAGTTGTGTTGCCTTTTGCCATTTTGAGAATTTTCTTCAGATGACCTTCTAAGAATTTTATTCGTTTTGGAGCATTGAACGCTTCTGTTACATAGTCTCTAAATTTCACTTTTGAGCCTCCTGCATCGCTTTATGTAGTGCGCTAATTGCCTTATTAGCGTTCATAACTAAATCAGGCCAGTGTGGGTCTTTCTTCTTCAGCATATTATTGGCCTTCTTGATAAGACCCGTAGCATCGCCTAATAGACTCATTATCATACCATGTTTATCAGATAATGGCGCCTCTGATACATCGTCCTTCTTATATACTATGTCTTGGTAAGCATCCAATATCACTTCGTTTATTGTTTTCATAGTTCCTTCCTATTTATAAAGTCTTGTCTATCTTCTTGAGCTGTTTCTCTAAGTTCTTAGCATCAGTGACAAACCCAGCTATAATGTTGTCAAGAGCGGCACCAGGCACCTTCTTTGCTGTGCTAAATCCTTCAGCTACCGACTGGCTGAACCTCTCCATTTGGAATAGAAGTCGTTCATATTTGCCCCACTGTTGAAGGCGTTGATTACCCAAAGTGCTCATCTTACCTATTTTCTTCTTGACTCTCTTATCTGACTGTTTATCTAAGAAGTCTTTAAGCTTACCTGCTTCAGTCAGCTCATCTATCTTATCTAATATACTCATAATATTGTGTCCTCTTAGTCATTATAGTGTAAATCTAACAATTCATCGTATAGAGCTACGGCATCCCTGTCTTTAAGCTTAGAAACGGCTTGTGCCATATCAAGTTTAGCATCAGGATCAACCTTGTCAAGGTATTTATTCAGTATCTTATCGAATTTCAGTGTATCCTTAGCCTCAACCCTACCATCCATCTTCTCTATTTCATCAGCCAAAGCCTTTTTGTTCTTGAATCCTCTTAGCTTAGCCTCTGACACTTCTTTCTCTGACCAACCGATTATAGTGTGAGAGTCTTTTTCTAATGCAAATATCTGTAACTGCATGTTATGTAAGGCCTTTATAATTACGCCCGCTTCAACATCATCAGTTGCAAGGTACTTATGAAAGGCTTTGAGATAGTTGTTTATCGCCTTATTGACAATTTGAACCTGTTTGCTTATCTCTTTCTTGTCTTTGCCTTGATTCATCTTCACCTCAGTTACGAGGTCGTCTATTTTATCTATAATACTCATTAAAAGCCTCCGCCTTCCTCTTCCTTAAAGCCTAATGCCTTATCCTTCTCCATACCTGCTGCGTTCTCTGCAATTTCAGCATCATTCCAATCAAGATACTTTTTCATCAAGAAGTATTTAGAAAATTCCTCATTATTAGAGAGTGTTGTGTAGTTATTGAACTGTGTTTCTAAGAAATTCTGTTCCATTTGCTCGTTATACCTATTAGGAGGTGTCATAACACAGCCAATTTTCTGAGTATTCAGATCATACTCACGCTTTAGACCTTTAAACTCTAAATGTAATAGAAATAGGTCACGAAAATCGTTACAGAAGCGCATTTGTTGTCTCTCTAGATACTTAGCCCACTTGATTTCATCTCTTTGTATCTCTCCTACAGAGGTTCCGCCAAAAAGTACATCGGACTCTCGTTTTTCTTGTTGGGCTGTAACTCGGCTCGCTGGGTATTTCAGCGCCCGATACAGTTTTCTTGCGAAATAGTATATATCGTCTAATTCTGAGAATCCTGCGGCATTCCCGCCTATTGTGTTAATATCAGAACCTCGACCATCCGCACTCTGGGGTAAGAAAAAGTTCTCTAAAATGCTCAAAACCTCTGGTTCCTGTGATAATTTGCCTGTTTCCGGGTTATATGTCTGTTTCTTAACGAATTTCTGCTTGATTTTCTCAACGAACTTCAAGGCCTTGTCTTTAGGCATGTTGCCCGTGTCAATCTTGAATACAAACCTCTCAGGTGCGCGTATAATACGATATATAACAACGCTTGTTTCAAGTAATTTCAATTGATTGTATGGTACACGCGCTTTATCAAGATAGCCTAATACATCTTTTCTATTCTTACCGTATATACCCGTATTAACGAATGATATCTGTGAAGGGTTGAATACGATTACATGCTTATCCTTCTCCGCCTCTTCCTTAGTAGCGGGTCTCTTACCTGCGCCTTTCAGGAATTGATAGTAATGGAGAATCTCACCAGTACGCGGGTCATACTCAAAGTCCATTGTCTCACTAGGTAGTATCTTGACACCAATAATGCCATCCTTGTGCCTGTTATTATTGATGATTCTCTCATAATACACTCTACCATCAATCATATAATGCATGAATAACCTATGTGCTATCTCATCTATCTTTAGCCTGTCATAGAACAAATCCTCAAATTCCTTCAATAACGCTTTCACTATATTCTCATTTTTAGCCAAGTCCTCATCTCGTATGTCTAAGAACAATACACGACCTTCCATATTCTCTTGTGTACTCTCATTAGCCGCATCTTCCACGACATCCATTATCTCAGGCATTTCAGCCATTTGCCTATACTTGTATATCTTCTGTACCTCATCCTTGTAGGCTTTATTGATATACGAGTCATAGAACATATTGAACGAACCTAACTGGGTTCCGCCGAAGGCATCTGCCATCGCAACATCTTCAATACCCTCACCTTTAGATTTCAGCTTAACGCCTTCTTGTTCGCCTTTACCTCTAAAAGCAGGTGTACTCTCATCAACACGCTTGAACCTATCAAATAATCCCATATTCTCACCATACCTCTCAAATTTATTATCTTCCTTATTTATAACACAAGACCCAAATTATAACACAACTCATGTTACTATGCAAATTTTATGTCCAACCCTTTATCCATATACGCAACAGTCCATCCTCAACACGCAAAATTCCTCCCCGACAAGATTTCATATTTCAAGCCCCATGATGCGCATATCACCAACCTCATATACCAGCAACCAGACATAGGACGCAACAAACATACTGAACATTATCCCGACCAAATTGTCCATATTACCACTTTTTCAGTCATTCTAACTATTTCCATAACCCAAGCACAATCCTCTAATTCAGTATAAACACTCATAATACACACTTCAACACTCACACGCCATATCAAGTCTCCGCTTTATCCTACTACCTCTCCAAGCCATTTGTCACGATATACCCAATAACGCATATAGGGC